CCACCCGAGACGGGGAGGAGAGACCTTGAGCGAGAAGAATATGGGTGTCGGACCGTCACCCAATGCGACGGACCGGCAAGCGGAGGCGCCCGAGTCATCGAAGGGCGACGACTGGGTGGACGACCCGCTGACGCCGCTGATCTACACCTACAAGGGCGAGGAAGGCTGCTTCGAGGAAAAGATCCTCGCCGAGTTGCTGGCCGCCGAGGTCATGCACTGCAACAACGGCAAGTTCGGCGATGACCCGACACTTGTTCTGTTCGTGCTGTGCAACGACTTGTTCGCATGGGCATGCGCCGACAGCGAGCCGGTGCTCATGCACGAACTGCCGTCGCTCTACCGGCACTGGCTACGCGAGAAGCATGCCGGTGTGGACAAGTGGTGCTGCAAGCGGCGCAACCAGCGCCCACAGGCTCCGGTCGAGCGCGAATGGCGCCGGAACGGCACATGGGATGCAGAGATGGAAGCTCTGCCGTCGAACACGCAGGACGCTGAAGTCCATGCGCAGTTCGTCGCCTTTGCGGCAGCCAGCCGAGCCCTAGGCGAGGCCCCGAGGACGGACGCCACGAGTGCGACGCCGAGCAAGCGCAGCGACGCGCACACACCCCCATCTGATTCCCCATCCCGAGACGGGGAGGAGAAGAAGTGACGCCGAGGGAGAGGGCGATCGAGCTGTGCCGCGCCTACACGAAGAAGTGGGGCGGCCTGCCGACGTTCGGTTCCGTTGAACTGACCGCGGCCATCACCTCCGCCATCGAGGCGGCCGTCCAGGAGGAGCGAGAGGCGTGTGCGAAGCTCGTGGATTACGAGGCTTCGGGCAAACTCGGACACATCACTTACGGCGAGCACATTGGCGAAACGCTGACACGAAAGCAGGTGCTGGAGGTCTTTAACGAACTGCATCCGGGCTTGCTGCAGCACGTCGCCGCCGCCATCCGCACCCGAGGCAAGGGCGAGCCCACAGCATCCCAGGAGACCAAGAGCAATGGATTATAAAGCTGTGGGGCGAAGCCATACTCAATCCCATCTTTCGCACCGAAAGGTGGCCTTGGCGCCCTATGGCGCCAATGTCCCGAAATGGCACCAAAAAATATGGTGCCACGACCCAAAAAGTACTTGTAAACGACCCGTAACGGTGCCATATTTCGGGTGTGGGGCGGGCGGATGCCGCGCCCCCATCCACGGGCAATCCCGCCCCACGCAACACGGAGAACCACATCCCAATGACTCACCCCGCAATCCAGGAGATCACGATCCAGGGTCTCATCTTCAAGGCGCCGGCTCCCTACGTCGAGGGCCACGTCCTGACTGGCAACGAGGCCAACGCGCTGAACCAGACCTTCGGCGAGAACCTCCGCAACAACTTCGCCAAGCGCGTCAGCGAGGCAAAGGAGGCCGCCGGCGAGGCGGGCCTGTCCGAGGCCACGGTCGCCAAACTCCACTCCGATTTCGCGGCCTACGCCGAGGGCTACGAGTTCGGCACTCGCCGTCAGTCCACTCCCAAGGACCCGGTGATGGCCGAGGCCATGAAGCTGGCCCGCGCCAAGATCGTGGAGAAGATCCGCGAGAACGGCAAGAAGGTCTCCGACTACGCCGAGGGCACGGTGGACAAGCTGGCCGAGCAGCTCGTCGCCAGCCGCCCCTGGTTCAAGGAGGAGGCCGAGCGGCGCGTCGCGGCCATCGCAGAGTCGGCCGCGGCGGACGTGGACCTGGGGGAGCTGCAGCCGGCCGAGGGCTAAAGCCCAACGCCCACCCCGACGGCGGCCAGCTAAGAATCTCCCCGTTCCGCCCCAAGCTGGCCGCCTAGTGGCCGGGAGGAGCAATCCCACCCTCCTCCCGGCCGCGCCTTCGGCAGCAGGAGCCTGCATGCCACAAGCCTCCGATGCACTTCGTAATTGGGCTCGAAATAAATTCGGCAGTCTGGACGACTGGCCAGTCCAGTCGTGGCTACACGCACAGAATATCAAAATCACTCGTCAGTTTGAAATTCTCATTAAGCTTGACAGAAGATATACCTACGAAGAAAACCAAGCCATAGATTTTCTCGTCCACGAGTGGGACTACACTGTGAAGCAGGAACCCACTGATGCCCAGCGTTGACTCCGAACTCGAGTTCCTCTACCAAGCGCTGGGCTCCCCGCCCGGCATCGTGGTAGCCAGCGCCAACATCCAGCTCTCCATTCAGCGGCTCTACAAAGCTCGTCGGGAGTCGGGGGACCCAGAGTTAGACTGCATCCAGATCCGGAGGTCTCCAGACCGCCCCGACGAAATCTGGATCATCCGGGGCCAGCACGTCCCCCGGAAGCCTAACGCCGTGCCAGCTCTGTTTGGAGGACCCGCAGGTGCGTGAGTGGCGAAACGACCTGACTGTAAATCAGGTGGCCCTTGTGGCCCTCGAAGGTTCGAGTCCTTCCCTGCGGACCAAACTCTGGAGTAGCCTCTGATGCCCCGCAAGCTTGAGATCGAGGGCGAGGCCGGCCTCCGGACCCACATCATCATCTATCAGTCCGACCACGACTTCATCCACCGCCATTTCGGGAAGAACCCCGGCTACAGCTATTTCATCCGCAACGTCCTGCGAACCTACGTCAACAAGCTCCGTGCCTCCGCCGAGGCGGGCGCCCCGAGTTCCATCCCCAACTTCGATGGAGAGCTGGCCGAAGCCTACGAGTTAGCCGGCTGGAAACTCTGGAGCGCAACGCCCCCAGCCGACGGAGAGCGCATCGAGGTCAGCGCAGATAACTGGCCGGCCCCACAGACGATCGTGGCTGGCGAGACCTCCTTCATGTCCATCGAGGGCCTCCGCTGGCGGCCCACCAAGGAGAAATCCAATGGCTGATGAGAAGCCCGCCGAGCCGGCGAGTCCGGTAAGTCCTCTTACAGAGGCGAAAATAGAATCACTGGACGAATTGTTCAGTATGCCCCCCGCTGACCTCACCCAGCCCCAGATAGAGCGCATCGTGGAGGCATACCGAGCGCAGCGTGCCCGCTGGAACGAGGCCGAGGCCGCCGGCGCCAAGCGGGCACCAAAAGCGCCGGCCGCCAAGGGCGGCCCCAAGGAGCCAACCCCAGACCTCAAGGATCTCGGCCTATGAGAGGCACAGATACGGAGAACCTACTCAGCGCCATCGTCGGCATTCGGAACGGCCTCGGCCATCTCGCCACCCGACTGTATACACTAGAGCGTACAATGGCCGCGCCGAAGCCGGCCGGCTGCATATGCCCACCCGGCGCCAACGCCACCTGCACGTCTCCGACCTGCCCCCGGCAGTCCAACGCGAGCACTCGGCCATGACCGAGACCGAGCTGTGCGCCATCCTTGTAGCGCTGGCACTCCTCGCCGGTGTGATCTACTGGTACAACCGGGGAGCCCGCTAATGACTTGGGAGCAGAACTCCAGCTTCTCCAAGAAAAGCCCCAAGCTCCAGCTGGCTCTGGACTCCACCTCCATCGGCGCCTTCAAGGTCTGCCCGCAGTACTACGAGTACTCCATAATCGAGGGCTGGGTCCCACGCTACGAGTCGGTTCACTTGACCTTCGGCCTGATCTACCATGCGGCCCTGGAGCGCTATGACCACGCCAAGGCCATGGGCGCGGCCCATGAGGAGAGCCTCCACATTGCTGTCCACTATGCGATGTGCGCTACCTGGGACGAGGCCCGCGGGCGCCCCTGGTCGGCGGAACACGCCGCCAAGAACCGCGAGACCCTCATCCGCACCATCATCTGGTACTTGGATGAGTTCAAAGACGATCCACTTCAAACCATTATCCTGGCCAACGGCAAGCCCGCTGTGGAGCTAAGCTTCCAGATCCCCCTGCCATACGTCAGCAGCGCCGGCGAGCAATATACGCTCTGCGGCCATCTGGACCGCCTCGCGACGTTTGAGGGTCAACCATTTATAATGGACCGCAAGACCACCGGGAGCACCATCAATCAGAGCTTCTTCAGCAAGTTCACGCCACACAACCAATTCACCATCTACACTATCGGCGCGAATGTCGCTTGGCACATGCCCGTCAGAGGTTTGATTGTTGACGCCGCCCAGATCGCAGTCACCTTCTCCCGCTTCATGCGTAGCGCTCCCATCGAGCGCCTGCCGAGTGTGTTGGAGGAATGGGTAGGGGACCTCGGCATGGTGCTCGCCGAAATGGAGCAATCCGCCCGTGTTGGCCGGTGGCGCAAAAACGATATGGCCTGCGACCGCTACGGAGGCTGTCCATTCCGGCTGGTATGCGGGCGGTCGCCGGAGGTCCGGGCTAAGTGGCTTGAGGGCGATTTCACCAGGAGAATGTGGAACCCGCTGCAGGCCCGGGGTGACATATGACCACTTGGCAGCCAATGTCAACCGCTCCCCGCAACGGCACCATCATCGAGATCGAGTGCCGCTACGGAGTAAAGCCGTGGCGCCGACTTCACAAGTGGTCTAACGTGCGCCGCATGGAGATTGGCGGGGAGATCCGAGAGCTGATTTTCGACGAACCCAGCTGGGTCAGCATTCCAAACGAAGCCAACAGTATTGCTTTCGAGAACTCTTGCGTTTGGCGTCCATGGAGTGGCCCAATCGAGGAGTTCCATGATCCATTAGCCGGATTCGACGAGTACGAGTACTATACCGGAGGGCGCCCGCCCGGCTACCATCCAGATATGCCAAGCAGACGGAGGCCGGTGAAGCAGTCGTTCAACTGGCACAAACTTGTGACAAAACTGTGGCCACGCAATGACATAATCTAACAAACCCCTTCCCCCGTTAACAATCCTTTATGCTAGGATGCTCCTTCCCGTGGGCATCCGAACCCAGCACAAGAATGGAGCCAAGATGCCCAAAGCAACTGACGCAGACGCGCCCTCCAACATCAAAACCATCAACGTAGGGGACTCCGGCTCCGGCAAAACCGGATCGTTGTGCAGCCTCGCCGACGCCGGCTACAAGGTCCGCATCCTGGACCTCGACAACAACGCCAAGATCATTCGGAACATCTTTCAGAGCCCGAAGTGTCCATATAAACCCGGCTCTGCCGACAATATCGAGTGGGTCACTGTCCGCGAGCCCATGCGGAACGTCGCCGGCCAGATCATGCCGGCGAAAGCCTCCATGTGGCTCGATGCCATGAAACAGCTCATGGAGTGGAAGGACGGGGAGAGAAATCTCGGCAACGTCAACACCTGGGGCAGCGACTGCGTGCTGGTAGTGGACACGTTGACAACGCTGAGCCGCGGCGCCTACAACTTCATCCTGGCCCAGAACGGTAAGCTTGGCCAGATCGTCACCGGGTACGACTACCAACGTATGCTGGGCCAGACCCAAGCCCTCTTGGAGAACTTCATTGACCTCATCGCGGACGCCAGCATCAAGTGCAACGTCATCGTCAACTCGCACATCACTTACATCCGCGATCCGGGTGAGGCGGCTCCGCGGGATGATAAGGAAGCTGATAAAGTCCATGGCTTCCCAACAGCAATTGGACAGGCGCTCAGCAAAAGAGTTGCTAGAGCGTTTGACTCACTCCTCCATTACAAGATCGACGGCTTCGGAGCGATGGCTCGACCGAAAATCTACACGGTCAACCAGGGTCTCATCAACACCAAGACCTCCAATCCCCTAGCCGTAGCCAAAGAATACTCCATCGAGCGTGGCCTCGCGGAGTACTTTGCCGCTGTGCGGGGGACCCAGCCATGAGCGAGCATCCGACAATCTATGACATTTCCACGGACGAGCACCGCCCAATTACCCAGGAAGACGTAGACAGTTTGCTGTCCATTAAGGCCGCCTTCGTGAGCCTCTACGAGTCCCTGCCGAGCCTACGACAGTACCTCCTGCTCGTCGCCCAGGGCAAAGCCCAACCAATTCCCATCCCGAGTTTGCTGGCCGAGAACGTGCCAGCTATGAGGTCCGGCGGAACGCCGGATGGGGAGAGTCCCCGAAAGGAGAGCAAACATGCGTGACATTCGATCGCTGCTGGCGTGCGTTGCGTTGGCTTCCGACTTCCGGACCCTGATGTCCAAGCCCGCCGGAAGTTTCGAGCCCCCGAAGCACCTCCCTGCTGGCACCTACATCGGCCAGCAGCGGACCCACAAGTACGACAAGGCTCGCTACGATCCGCAGCCGGACGTGGTTCGCATCACGTTCAGTAACCTACGTCCCACGGAGGACGTGGACCAGGCGGCCCTGGCCGACATCAAGGACCTCCAGAGCCGCATGGTGTCGCGTGACTTCGAGGTCACCGACGACCAGATCTGGAAGCTCCAGGCCTATCTCGAGTCCATCGGCGCCATGGAGCCCGGCAATCCGCGGGGCCTCAGCATGGCCGAGGTGCTGGAGTCCAACTCCAACGGCAAGTTCGTCCTGCTCGAAGTGACCGTGAAGCCAAACAAGCAGGAGCCCGGCAAGTTTTTCAACAATGTTGGCAAAGTGGTCGGCTACAAGGAGTAGCATCGCGTAGCGATGCTGGGGTCCGGGGCGTAAGACGGCCTAGCCGCAGCCCCGGCTTCCCAAGCTGGGGTGGGGACTTTCATGGCAGTTGAGTTCGAGCTTCTTCCACGTGAGAAAGCGCACAGCCTGCTGCGCATCGCGCTCGCTCAACTCGGTATGACCAACTGCGTCGCAATTTTCTGGAACAAAGCCAACGGGCACAGCTGGGCCGTCTCCATCGGCCCCGCCGAGGACCGCCCTGCGGTCCTCGCTGCCCTCGAAGCCACCCTAGACGCTGAACACCAAAATCCGCACTGCCTCCAAGGCGGGCACCTACAATGAGTCGGGGATCAACAAGATGGCAATCAGCGACAACTACGAACGGGTGGACTGCGGCCGCATAGTAGTAGTTGAGGGCCGCCAGCGGAGGAAAGTCGAGCCAGACAGCGGCTTGATCGGGAGCATCAAGCGCCTCGGCGTTATGAACCCGATCATCGTCCAGCGCGAGACCATGGTCCTCGTCGCCGGCGAGCGGAGGCTAAAGGCCAGCAGGCAGCTTGGGCTGCCGACCATCCCGGTGCGCTTTGCAGATGAGCTTTCCCCCATTGAGGCCCAGATCGTCGAGCTGGAGGAGAACCTCAAGCGGGAGGACCTCCCCTGGCAGGACCAGGTTGCGGCTTTCGCCAGACTGCATACGTTGTATCTGGCCGACGACGCGGACTGGACCCAGGCTAAGACCGCCGAGCAGCTCAACGTCAGCGGCACGACCATCAGCAAGTCGCTGAAGGTTGCCCCCATGCTGGGCAATGAGCAAATCTCCAAGAGCACCACGCTGGAGGCGGCCTACAACATTCTGGCTCGCAAGGATGATCGGCAGCTGGCCGATGTGCTGTCCAGCATCGTGGAGGCCACAGCGACTCTAGGGGTGCCCTCGGCACCGCCAGTCCAGCCGGCCCCGGTGTCGGCGTTGCTCCAGCCCGGCTCCGGCGAGATTGTGCTTCCGCCAACGCTGAGCAGCAAACCCACCCCCACGGTGTCAGCTGCCGACCCTGAGTCTATCCTCAACGTGGACTTCCTGGAGTGGGCCGCGACCTACTCCGGCCCCAAGTTCAATTTCATCCACTGTGACTTTCCCTACGGGAAGAACGTCTTTGCTGGACCACAGTCCGGCCGGGACTCCCACCGAACCTACGATGACAGCCCCGAGACCTATTGGGGCCTCATCGAGGGCTTCATAGCCAACATGGACCGCTTTGTGGCGTATTCCGCTCATATGATGTTCTGGCTGGCCGCCGACATCGAGATCCAATGGAAAACGATCTCCCACTTCGCCCAGCATGCGCCCAGCTGGGACTTCCAATACTATCCGCTCTACTGGCTCAAATCCGACAACGCGGGGATACTCCCGGACCCCAAGCGCGGCCCCCGCCGGATTGTCGAAACCGCGCTCATAGCCTCCCGGGGCGACCGGACCATCGCCAAGGCAGTCTCCAACGCCTACGCGGCACCCACTGACAAAGCCCACCACACCAGCACCAAGCCGCAGCCCATGCTCCAGCACTTCTTCCAGATGTTTGTGGATGAGAACTCCATTATGCTGGACCCCACCTGTGGCGGCGGGAGTGCGCTGCGTGCTGCCGAGGCCCTAGGGGCTAAGTCCGTCCTGGGGCTCGAACGCGACCCGGAGCACTTCAACGCCGCGCGGAGCGCCCTACGCCAGTTCCGCGTCCTACGGAGGGCCTCCAAATGAAAGCCGAGTTCGCTCTGCACCGCCGCGGCCGCTGGACCTTCATGTATCGCTATGAGATCAATACCGATACCATGGAACTCTATATCGTCGAGCGTGGGGCAAACGGGCTCACTGAGAGCTATGCCAAGCTTGACTGGATAAAGGGCAGTCCGCCAAAGCCGCTCATGGACGCGGAGCGCTTCGACCAGATCGACGGGGTATCACTAGCGGCGCCATCTCTGCTACGCAGTATGTTCGAGTTGGCATGGGAGTTTGGCTACCGTCCGAAGGACGCCCAGGATCGCTCCGACGAACTCAAGGCCGTCCGGTATCATCTTGAGGACATGCGGACTCTAGCGTTGAAGGCCTCCAAATGACCAAGCGCCTTCCGACGTTCCATGAGATCGTACCAATCTCCACCTGGACCTACACCTGCACGGTCGCCAAATGCGGCGCTGGCATCAACACACTAACCGGCAGTTCCCAATGCGACATAGAGGACTGCCCCAAGCGGCTACACCCGGAGCCGTCCAGAGTCGCTGGCCTCCTGGCCGACTTCGACGCCGCCATTGCCAGCATTACCCAGGTCCGAGGCAAGTCCTACGGACATCCCGCGGAGGACTTCCGGCGGATAGCACAGCTAAGTGCGGCCCTGCCGCAATTCTCGGATCCTCGCTTCCGCCACATCGCTTACATGATTTGCGTCAAGCTCGCGAGGCTCTCCGAGACTCCAGATCACCTGGACAGCCTCGTAGACATTGCCGGCTATGCTCGCACCTGGGCTATGATACTCGACAAGGAGTCAAAGTAGTCGCTCCGCTGCTGCTGAGGGAGACTGCCAATGTTTGCCCTGGCCGAACCAGATCTACCAGTCGCTGAGCCGGACGAGGAACTGCCGACCGTTGAGGCCCCCTGGCCCATCAGCGAGCCCCCGGCGACGACCCTATTCCGGCTCTGCCAGTACATGGGTGGCGGCATCGAGGAGCGACTTCCCATGTGCGGCCGGCCTACGGCCGGCAAAGTCTACTGTGCCGAGCACCACGCGCTCTGCTGGCAGGTCGGCACGGCCACGCAGCAGCTTCCACGCGGCGTTCGTCGTCGGCGAGTAGCGTCGGACGAGCACGGCATCGCAGACCTCCTCAAGCAGTTCGAGAAGCGCTGATGCCCGGGGCTCCGTTTGAGTTTTCCTCCGGCCCCCGGGACGCCCGCATCGCGTTCGTGGCCGAGGCTCTGTGTTGCCCAACTGTACCATTCGTAGCAGTACCGTTATCACGAGGATATAAGGCTTTTGTTAGTCCAGAAGATGCAGAAAGGGTACTACGTTTCAAATGGTACGTCGATATAGGAAAGTGGACGATATACGCCAAATCCGATCAGGTTCCTGGCAGACAAAGACTTCATAGCTTCATAATGAAGCCAATCGGGAACCTAATCGTAAATCACATCGACAGAGTAGGATTGAACTGCACGAGATCAAATCTCGAAATATGCACACAAAGTATCAATAGTCGGAAATCCAAAAAGAGAATTATTGATGAAGAGTCTAATTATTCCTCTCAGCACAGAGGAGTATATTTCTTTCCAGAACGTGGTAAGTATGTAGCTCGAATAACAATTAACTATAAAACGAAACATCTCGGTATTTTCAGCACCGAAAAGGAAGCCGCAGAAGCTTATAATATAGCTGTTAAAACTCTAATTGGGGAGGATTATCCGCTAAATGACATATAGATGTGGAAGCCCCTTTGAATATACGTCTGGCCCAAGGGATGCTAAAATAGCGTTTGTCGCTGAAGCATTTGGCGCCGACGAAGAAAAGATCGGCCGCCCCCTCGTCGGCCTCAGTGGCCAGGAACTCCGCCGAATGTGCGGCGAGGCCGGCATAGACCTTGACTCCTGCCTGCGCACCAACGTCCTCGCCCTCCGTCCACCCGGCAACAAACTGGAGGCCCTCTGTGGCAAGAAAGCAGAAGTCGGCGCAGGTTATTCCCTTCCCCCTATCTCTCAAGGAAAGTATCTACGGCCAGAGTTTCTCGGAGAGCTTAGTCGCCTGGGAGCAGAACTCGAAGCGTGCCGTCCAAACGTTGTTGTCGCGCTGGGCAACCTGGCGTGCTGGGCGTTGCTCCGTCGGACCGGCATCGGCTCCATCCGGGGCTACGTTGCCGCCTCCGTCGCCCCCGCCGGCTTGAAGGTCCTCCCGACATACCACCCGGCAGCGGTCCTGCGGAATTGGGCTTGGCGCCCTATAGTTCTTCAGGACCTCCAGAAGGTCCTACGGGAGTCTAAGACGCCGGACATCGTTCGGCCGAGCCGCAAGCTGCTCATTCAGCCAACTCTTGCCGAGCTTGCCTCCTGGGTGAGGGCTTGCAAGGCAAGCCCTCCTGACTGGCTTTCCGTCGACATCGAGACCAAGCGCCGCCAGATCACCATGATCGGGTTCGCCAGGAGCGCTTCGGATGCACTAGTTGTTCCGTTCGTCGATGAAAGCCGTCCGGGAAATTCTTACTGGCCGACTGCCGCCATGGAAGTTGAAGCCCGCCAGTGGTGCAATGAGCTATTAGGCAGCAGTATTCCAAAGCTCGCACAGAACGGTCTGTATGACACTCAGTTTTTATGGAGGGAAGGGTTCAAATTACGCTCATTCAAACATGATAGCATGCTTCTCCATCACAGTCTTTATCCCGAGCTTTTGAAAGGATTAGGCTTTTTGGGTTCAATTTACACTGACAACCCAGAATGGAAGTCCCTTAGACGAGAGGAGACTACGAAACGTGACGAATAACTGTATAGTCTGCCAAACAGCTAAATCCATTGTCCGTAAGATGTGCAGGAAATGCTACAATCATTGGTATACTAAAAACCGAAATAAAGGAAACTTCGTGGATACGAGACACAAAAACCTAAAGAGATGTCGAATTGAGCATTGTACCGGATGGACTACAGCAGACGGCTTATGTGCGAAACATTATGCTCGTAGATGGCGGCACGGCAGTACTGACTCGCTCATACCAAATTATGGCCTTGGAATAACTCAACATTCACAAGGTTATATCAGAATAAAAAAGGGGGATAAGTGGTTTATGGAGCATATATTATTGGCTGAAAAAGCTTTAGGCAGATCACTACCGCCAAAAGCTGTTGTTCACCATACCGGCGCACCAGATGATAATCATGGCTTTATGAAGCTTATCGTCTGTCCTGATCAAGCATACCATTTCCTGCTGCATAAACGAGCTGAGGAAATGAAATTGTACGGCAGATGCTTTACGACTTCATATGGAAAGACATCTGAAGTACGTCGGGCATTGGAGACTAAAAAATGAAACGAGTCATAATAGAATCCCCCTACGCCGGGGACATCCCAACCAATGTCATGTACGCTCAGCGCTGCGTCCGTGACAGCGTTCTCCGCGGCGAAGCTCCCATCGCTTCGCACTTGCTCTTCACTCAGCCGAACATCCTCGACGACGAGAACCCCGAAGAACGCACCCTGGGCATTGCCGCCGGCCACGCCTGGATGCGAGTCGCCGACGCCTGCGTGGTGTACTTGGATAGGGGTCTCTCCCGTGGCATGCGGCTCGGCATCCTCGCAGCCAGCCTCTGCGGGATCGAAATCGAATGCAGGTGGCTGCAGGGCCACAACACGCAGACCATACTGGTAATGGAGGCCGAGGTCCGCGAGATCATTCGTCAACGAACTGTGGAGCCGATCCATGCGAGTCAGTGATGTACGACATATGTCAAGGCTTGTCGGCGAGCTGGACCTGATAAGCAAGACAAAAGAGAAATTCCAGCTAAGCAACGAGCACATACTCGAAGTAATGGAGAAGATGCCCTCCGAAAGACTCAAGCAGCTCATCACATATTGGGAAGTAGAAGTCCGCAAAGAGCTTAATCTGCTCGGAGTCCGCGACTGATGCTCCTGGATACCGCCACTCTGGACCCGGCTCTGCTGCGCAATCAGCAGATCAAGGACGCGGTCTACAACGGCACCGACGCCGCGGTCACGTCGGAGGTCTACGGGGAACTTCGCAAGTTCCTCAATGAAGATCCAGCGGTGTATAATTTCGCCCGTGCAATACAAGCACCGGCCCTCGAAATGATGCTCCGCGGGTGGCTCGTCGACGAGTCGGCCCGGCAGCGCGGCCTCGCGGACCTATCCGCTCGCATGGAACACCTGCAGAACATACTGAACCGATACTCCCAAGCAATCTGGGACCGGGACCTCAACCCCCGGAGCCGCCAGCAACTCCTGACGCTCTTCCACAAGCACATGGGCTTGCCGGAAATCTGGACCTCCAAGAAGGGCGTCAAAAAGCTCTCCATGGACCGAGAGGCCCTAGAGAAACTCCAACAGTATTTCTACGCCATGCCGCTCATCGCGGTGATACTTGAAATCCGGGACCTCGCCAAGCAGCACGAGGTACTTTCCACTGAGGTCGACCCCGATGGAAGAATGCGAACGAGCTACAATATCGCAGGTACTGAAACTGGTCGCTGGTCATCCAGCGCCAGCGCTTTCGCTACCGGCTCAAATCTCCAAAACATTAACCCGCGACTCCGCCATATATTCGTGGCTGACCACGGGTGGAAGCTATGTGGAATTGACCTTGAACAAGCCGAGTCCCGGGAAGTCGGACTGCTCTTGGGAGTTCTATTCGGAGACTGGACCTACCTGGATGCTTGTGAAGGCGGGGACCTCCACACGTTCACTGCGAGACTCATTTGGCCAGATCTTCCGTGGACAGGAGACATCAAGCGGGACCGAAAGATCGCCGAGCAAATCTTCTACCGGGACTTCACCTATCGAGACATGAGCAAGCGCGGGGGCCACGGCACAACGTACTACGGCACCCCATTCACCATGGCCCGGCACCTCAAGGTGCCCATCAAGCTTATGGAGTCCTTTCGGGACAAATTCCTGGGCCGGGCCTTCCCCGGCATCCCCCGCTGGCACAGATGGACGGCGGAACAGCTCCAGACCACCCAGCAGCTCACCACCATGTTCGGCCGAACCCGCCACTTCTTCGGGAGACCCAACGATGACACCACGCTTCGGGAAGCGATCGCATTTTGCCCGCAATCGGCGACTGCTGATCGAACGAATCTCGGGCTATGGCGTCTCTGGAACCGCCTCCGTTCCCGTATTAGACTCCTGCACCAAAATCACGATGCAGTTTATTTCCTCTACCGGGAAGAAGAAGAGTCTGACATTATCCCCCAGGCGCTCTCGTGCATGGAAATTGTTACAACTCACAATGGACGAGCATTCACTGTCCCCGGCGAAGCCCAAGTCGGCTGGAACTGGGGCAAGCACCATGACGAGTCGAAGCCGCTCGGATCGAAAAACAAGTTCAACCCGAATGGGCTCAAGAAGTGGCGCGGCGGGGACAAACGGCGCCGCCTAGTTGGACTGGAGATGCCAGCATGAAAACCCTGCTTCTGCTCTACGGCATTTGGCGCAGCGTTATCGTCGTCCAGGCTGTCGAGTTCGACAATCCCGATGCCTGCCAAATGATACTGCCGAAGTTCCGTGCAGCATTCCTGACGGATACACTGCACGCCGATTGCGTGCCGAAAGGCGAGACCGAATGCGTGATACTGCTCGACGGGAAATGCGTCAATAGTGTTCCGAAGAACCGTTAGTCTGCTCTCGTGGATTGGATCGAGTCCTTTATGGGGTGGTCTGCGGCGCTGCCCTCGCCGGAGCAGTTCCGGCTCTGGGCGGCCATAAGCGCGGTGGCGGGGGCATTGGAGCGTCGCGTCTGGACGCAGATCATCCCGGGCCGCGATCTCTTTCCCAACCTATTCACGGTCCTCATTGCCAGCCCCGGCATCGGCAAATCCCAGGCCATAGAGCCGGTCAAGGAGCTTTGGTCGAGCGTGGAACGGCCCGGCTTCGGCCGCCTCCATGTGAGCCCCGAGGGGCTTACCAAAGCTGGCATGCTGGATGCCATCGACGAGACCAAGCGGATGGTCATGGTAGCGAATGGCGTGGGAGTCAAGCCCATCGAGTACAACTGCATGAATGTGCCCGCCAGCGAATTTGGCGTCCTTGTCCCAGCCTACGACAATGATTTCCTCAACATATTGAACTATATCTACGATAATCCGGAGCAGCTCCGCGACAAGACCCGGACCTCCAAGAGCGTCTCCATCAACCGACCCATGCTCAATATCCTCGCGGGTACCCAGCCGGGCTACCTCGCCAACATGCTGCCCGAGGAGGCCTGGACCATGGGCTTTATGTCCCGGGTCACTATGATTTACGCCGGGACGAGCCCCAAGGTGCAACTCTTCGAGGGCCTCGGCCTCAATGCCCAGCATAAGGCCCAGCTTATTGCCGGGCTGATCGAAATGACCAAGCTCTACGGCCACTTCAACTGGAGCACCACCGCGCAGAAGGAACTCCTCCGATGGTACAACTCTGGCATGGAACCGATGCCGGAGCACAGCAGGCTCCAGCACTACACTGCACGAAGGCTCATCACATTCACCAAGCTCTGCACCATTTCCGCCGCCTCCCGAGGCCGAGACTACATAATCGAACTGGAGGACCTCACCCGCGCGAAGGACTGGCTCTTGCCGGCTGAGGCCCTCATGCCGGACGTTTTCCGGGAGATGCTCAAGCGTTCCGACGCAGAGATCATTCAGGAACTCCATCATTTCCTCTGGAGCTATTGGCTCAAGAAGAAAGAGCCCTTCCATGAGAGCAAGCTCATAAGCTTCATTGCAACCCGGGCGCCCAGCGAGAAAGTCCTACGAATACTGGATATTGCCGAGCGGACGCAGACCATCGAATGCGTGGCGCCCAAAATGTGGCAGCCCCGGCCCAAGGCCGGGCACGGATTGGAGTAGGAGAGAAGTAGATGGAGAGCAAGATCAACCGCCCGAGCCACTATGGCTCCGGCCTTCAGCCCTGGGACCTGATGGTAGACCAGGACATTGCCATACCATTCGCTGTCGGCAACATCATCAAATATGTCTGCCGATTCCGTGCGAAGAACGGCCTGGAGGACCTTCGCAAAGCACAATGGTACATGAATAAACTCGTGGAGCTTGCTGAAAATGAGGAAGCCGCAGCACTACGTCACGACGCGGGAAATCCGGGAGATGCAAGATCTTCGGCGAGCGGGAGTCCAGCTTCCAGCCATAGCGGCTGAGTTTGACGTAAGCTTCCAGACCGCCAAACGCTACACGAAGGGCTGTGCGCCCGAGTCCCAATCCGCGCGTATCCGGCGGATGGCAGCAAAACTAACGCCAGCCCAGATAACTGCTCGGACTGGCGTTAAGCTGGAGGAAGTCTGCCGCGTTCTACGGCGTGCCCGGAACGGGCGGAAAAGCAGAGCCCGGAGGCCATCTTTCGACGCGAAAAGTGGCCCTGAGTCTACTTCGTCGCCGTCACCGCCGGAGGTGCTACCTCGTACTCCGGACTGAGACTGCCGCAGGCCGCGACAAACACGGCATGGGCCTTGTCATCGGCATCCAGCGCGGCCTCGCCGGCCCCGACCGCCGTGAGCGCTCCACGCACAAGTGCATGCTGGAGTGCGCTATTGGCACAGTCGGTCGCCGAGACGCTGGCTGCCGTGTTGAGCACCGTCAATGCGGTACCGCCGACTCCGGCGCCACCCGCAGCGGTTGCCAGCGGCCCCAACGAGCTGCAGGCCGCAAGCGGCCCCAGCAGAATGAATGCCGCAAACATCTTCCTCATGGCTTTGCCTCCTCAGCTTTCGCCGCAGCGCGCTGCTCCGGCGTCCAGGGTTCCCGCTTGGCGAGCTTGCAGGCCCGCGCCTCCTGCATCGCCAGCAGCCATTGGCCTGCGGCCGCAAGGCTCTTGAGCAGCGCATGTCCGAGCATGGTAATGGCGCCGACCAGCGCCGCCGTTGTCGGCTCGTCCAGCTGATGGCCCTGAGACTTGAGCCATGCGGCGAGCAACACCGCGAGACATGACGACATGCCAGTGACACTGACGCCGACTGCAGCCGTTGGCGCTTGCGGGTTCATTTCACTTTCTCCAGCTTGATCCCATCCCAGATGTCAGAGTCCTTCCAGACGTCTCTGCCAGCCTCTAGCCGACTCATCGCCCGCATCAGCCCAAACGCAATGCCGTCATCAGCAAAGTTGAGCTGCTGGTACTTGGGATAGCCTGTGCGGGAGGATACAAACTGGATATAGGACTCCGGCTTATTTCCGTCCTTCGCGGGGGCGAAGCCGGGATAGAGGACTTTCCCGGTGGAGTCGGTTTTCCCCGCAATCAGTTCCACAATGGTCTGTACCCCATGCAGCAGCTGGACGTTCCGAAGCAACCGTCGAAACGCTCGGAATCCGTGCGGAGCGTCGCAGAACGCCAGATAGGGCCACTCCAGCGGCGCGTCGATCTGGCCTTCCCAATGGGTCTTACCATCGGATTCCAGATTGCCCGGATTGTTGTTCCGGACGCTGCGCGGCAGCTTACTCATGCGATGACCACTGGCGTCGCGGGCCAATCCGCTGGGGTACCCGCCAGCTTCAACTGCAGTGCGGCGTTCACATTATAGACATAGTTCATCACCGCCCTGGCGAATGCCTTGAAGTGATCCGCGTCGAACTCATGCGGGGTACTGTCCACATCCCCGTAGCCCAACGTGGGCGCATCGTTGGGCGGGAAGCCAAAGCCCAGCGCCAGGGCAGTTGCGATGCCGGTGATGTTGGCGCGGGCCTCCAGTCCAATATCATAGGTTCCATTGAGCGCAGGCGTCCCTGTGGACTCAACGGCCAGCGTCAGCAGTCGCGAAGCGGCGTCCTCTCGAATTACCCGAAGGGTCTCTGCTGTCGCAAAGCTTGCCTCCTCCGTGTCTCGTGCAGCCTCTTCCTCCGGCGTGAATGGCACCGGGCCACGCACAGTCTGATGGAACCTGGTCATGGGATACCCCATAGTTCAAAGACACCAAAGTTAATCGCGCCAGAAGATGCTGAGAGCCGAATGCCATCAATAGTGCTGGCAACCGTCCACATACCTGAACCGATTACATCAACTCCGATAGTCGAGCCGTTGATCGTCGAACCGTGGTGGCGCACACAGACGTAGGCCGTGGGTGCCTCCTGAACAGCAGAGATGGTCGCCACTCCGTGCGAGCCCTCCCCGGTATTATTGCCCATTGCGGCGCTAATGCCCCAAGAGCTATCTGCAGCACTAGAGTAGTATGCTTGAACTGGACTAGCCTCCATCGTTACTTCAGTGTTGACGTAGCTGTAACCAGTAGTAGAAAACACACCGGCCACACTAACTTGCATTCGCAGCCGTGCATTATCCGTTGCAATACTACAATCACGCCAGCGAATCTCGTAGCTATTAAAGCCCTCTGGAATGTCATCGAATGTGATTGTACTGCCACCATTGGCAGTTATGGATTGCAAGAGCTGTGGACCGAGGCCCAGCGAAGGATTGATTACTTCTACATTCGTTCCATCCGTGAGGCAGAAGTATGGTCTCCCCGCCAGTATGTCTCCCTCACTCAGATCAAAAACCTGCCCGCCAAGGACTTTGTAGAGTTGGACAACTCCGAGGCCATCTACGTTGATAGTTGAAGCGCCAGTATTTGAGTTAGCTGTGGTGAAAGTAAAGCACTGCCGAGCAGCATAGGAGCTTAACGCTGGAACCAGCGTCACGGTGTAGGCATCGGCGCTGCCGCCGGCTGCGGCCCCCGGCACGGTCTGCTCGATCTCGCCGGTCACCTCGTCCCAGATCTGCACGTCATCGGCATCGGTGACAACTTGCCGATAGAGTCCACTGCCCCATGCTACGCAGCGTCCCAGGTCGTCCAGATCAATCGGGTTGGTGTTCTGGACCGCCATGCCCTGGTCTTGCCAGGTAGTCTTATGGGTGTCCGTGCCCGGGATGAAGTACTCTACATGGCCGAGCGCCAGCGGCTCTCCGTCGTTCCCGAAGAACTGCTGCATGCCATTCGGCAGGAGTCTCGGTCCAGCCATCAGAAGCCTACTCCTGCATTAGCGAGGCGTTCTGGAATTGAACTCCTCGACAGTAGTTGGTTGGCAACGCTACGCGCCGCTCGGGCGGCCTGCTCGCTCGGACCATGTGCGGGGTTGAGTACGCTCCGCGTTAGCGCCAGCCCGGTCAGCGGGCTGTTGAGCATCCTGCTTGCCACGTAGCCAGCTGCCAGCAGACTCGTAGCCGCCGCCGTGTTCCGCGCCAGGAGATCCGGCGAGACGTACTGCAGGCCGCCGAGTATGCCCAGGCCCAACAGCGGCGCCACCGCGGACTTAGTGCGAGCCGCGCTGGCGCCCTCAATACTCGGCAGCAACTCGTTTGCCCCGGCGGCCAGCGCTCCATGCTGTCCCGCCTGCGCCGTGCTGCCGTAGCTCCGCGCAAGCGTACCAGCCAGCAGCTTGGGATCAATGAGCCCATTGCCATCGTTGATGATCCGCCCAACAGCAATGCCACGCCGATATTGATCACGGGCCGCGTTGTACGCTGCGAGTTCCGCCGGCGGCAGAATCCGGCCAAAGGCTTCCTCGACTGCGTTCCGCAGCTCCTGCGCGTAGGGCGCAATCGGTGAGTCTCGCCGGATGGCCCGATTGAGGTCGGAGCCATAGCCAACAATGTTCCTATACTGCTCACCGGAAATCCCACCCGTGACCATTTCATCGAACAGGTCATGGATACGGCGGAGCATCGGATTGCGCTCGCTATCCGGAATGATCTCGGACGTGACCCGCTGCTCCAGCGCCCCGAGCCTATTCAGCAGCGCTTGGTCCGTGCCGGGGATAATTCGGCCGTTGGCAAAGCTTTCGATGTGGCGTCCGACTCGATCCAGATGCGGATCGAGCACCCGCGACGTGATACGGTCCCCGGGAAGGCCCAATGTCCGCGCCACATGGGCGGTGAGCTGTTGGATCTGATTGAGTGAGTCCACCCCATAGACCCGTTCCATCAGCTTCGCCATGGGCGAGCCGCCCTTGAACTGCGACGGGTACACGTCCACGCCGGCATTCAGCAGCGCATTGGCGCCCTCGGCCTCCACAGGGCTGACTACGCTCCCACCGCCGAAACGTCGCCAGGGCGCCTGCAGCACTCGGCCCGCCGCCGTGGTGCCAACGCCAGCCGCCGCTCCGATGCCAATATCCTCGCCCAATGGGCGATCCGACAGTCCGCTCTGGATGAGCCCGATGAGGCCGCCCTGCGAAGCCGCGTTGCCGAGTCGGCTGGTGATGCCGGCCCCCGCGAAGGGCGCCCCGCCGCCAGTCAATGCCAGCGCTCCCATGGTCGCGGGAGTCGCGCTCAGCGTTTCCTCCACCCCAGACTGGAGCGGATTGGCCTTGTTAAAGGTCTCCCGCTGGCCGGCATAGTAGCTCACCGCCTGCGGATAGATGTCGGAGAAATTCTGGCGGAACAGCTGGACTAGGCTCGGAGCATCCTTCTGCCCGCGGGTTGCTTTCCAGTCCTCGTAGGTCTGTCGTAGGGTCGCCCCGGCGGCTTCCAGCGGAACACCAGCACCGAGCAACGCCGCATTGGCGTTCCGCTCGAACGCAGTCCACTTGGGATCATTCTTCAGACGCTCGCCGGCCGGATTGGGCCAGCCGAAGTTTTCCATCTCCTGGTAGACCATGCCTGGATAGGCGTTGGTGACTTTGCCCCAATTCTTCGTATCCGTGCCGCCGTGGTAGGCGCGGAGCGCCTTGTCGAAATCCCCTCCGTACCGCTTGACGTTTTCCGCCATGAGCCGTGCCTGGGCGTCAATGGACGCCACCGGGTCCATAGGATCAACGCCCAGCGCCTCGGCGGTCTCTGGCATCAGTTGGGCGATACCCTTGGCGCGGCGGGGCTCGGCCCCCGGTCGTGGCGGCGTTCCCGGCAAATCCCCCACAATGGCGCCAAGCGCCTCCGGGTTGAATTTGCTCTCAGTGTAGCCCTGTGCAGCCAAGAGCCGGGCAAAGAGCTTCGGGTCCATGCCCTCGGGGGCGTGCTTGCGGGCGGCCCGGTCATATTCCTCGCCATAGTCCCCCGGCAGTACGGAGAGCCCCAAATGCTTCTGCACATCCGCCTGGGACAAGCCCTTCGAGAGCACCGACTCCAGATCGCCCCGCTCCAGCAGAGCATTCCAGATCTCAGTATCCGTGAGCCGCTCCTGCAGCCTCGGGATGCGTTCTGCGAGTTCCATCAGCGTGCCGGCCCGAGTTCTTCGTCAAGGATCTGGCGAGCAGACTTCGCCACAGGGGCGCTGCTCTTGGCGCCCGCGTTGGGCTTGGCCCCAAATTTCTCCGGAGTGTAGTCGCTCAGAATCTCCTGACCGATCTCATCCATGGTGGTCCGCGGTGTATTCGCCGCCAGCCGCTGCGCAGTCTTGCTGCCGGTCTGGCTGATGCCAGCACGCTCTAGCTGACTCTGATACCAAGCCGCAAACTGCTGCGGGGGCTTGCCGCTTTCCGCCCACATCGAGGCAAGATGCTGTTCAGCCTCCTTGAGCCCCGCACCCCACTTGATGAAGTTGAAAATCTTGCGGATGCCTTGCTCATCCATGTCTATGTTGGGGTTGGCCTTCGCCGAGAGCTGACCGAACTCCAAGTTGGTGATCTTGCCGGCGCCGAGAGAGGCTCGGATGTTCTCCACTGCCAATGTCAGCAGCTGTTTCATAGCATACTGCCCGGTAGCATAGTCTCCACCGGCGATCTTCTGGATCAAATCTTTCCCGGTCTCGGGCTTAATGATGCCTGCCTGTGCCAGTACATCGCTGAGGCCCTGGGCTTGCTGAGCGAGACCTTGCCGGGTCTCTTGCCAGCCGCCGGTACGCATCTTCGCCAGTTCCGGCTCCAGCGTGGTAATCATCCGCACGATGTCGTTGTTGTGTCCGACCTGCTTGTTGAGATCCTTCTGGTAGTCCGTAAAGGCGCCGGCCTGCTCTTCAAGCACTTTCGCGCGCTGCGGAGAAATGCCGGCTATGCCGGGCAATGCCGCACCCGGAGTTCCAGTTGCCGGCGGTGACGCCCCACCCGGTCCACGATCCGGGGGCATTCCCATGATGAGGCCATTTGGCCCCTGACCTGTAAGCACCGGAACCGCAGTCCCTCGCGGCTGCTGGATCGGCGCGCCCTCCTGCACGCCGTAGCGCGCAGCCTCCTCTGCCGTCGCGTTATGGGTGATGAGTGAGTTGGTGATGTCCGGCCCGGCGGTCTTGACCATTGCTGGTCCCGCGCTCCGAGTTCCGAATAGTGCCGACTGCAGTAGCGGCTGCACAAAGCCACCTAGGTCCTGGTTCGTAACCCGACCCAGCACACTGTCGATATTCTTGCTCGCCACCTCGCTCCGAGCCACGTTCATCTTGAGCGTGGAGAGCATGGAACCGTAGTCCTTCGGCATCGCCGAGATCATCTTGAGGGCCGCGTCCCGCCCCAACAGTGGCTCGCCGTCGGGACCCTCCATGCCTACGGCAGAGGTAATCCCTTGCAGCCAGGCCTTGCGGGCCTTGTCATAGATCTGCGGATCGCTGGGATCGAGTTCCTGCAGCTGCGCCAGCGTCCCGAGCGCGATACTGCCCATGGCATCGAACTGCTTTTTAGCGTTCTCCAGCCTTTTGCCGGTGGCCTCCAGTTGGGTGTTCTGGTTCTGCAGCAGCTTCGTGGCAATCTCGGGGGCCAAGAACGCCGTCCTCGGGTCCATGCTGAGCTTGAGGATGGCCCCCGGAATATCCAGCGTCCCATCGGGCCGCACACTGCTCTGCATGATCGGCCCCATGGCGGCATGGGCCTGGTTCTGCTGCTGGAACAGCTGATTCTGATTCGCCATCAGCTGGAGTTGCCCCAGCCGGGTCATCAGATCAATGGTCTGCGGCATGCCCATCTGGGCCGCCGGTTGCGGGTAGCCAGCTCCCGCTGGTGCCGGAACGTCAGCCATTACGGAGCCCCTGCGCTGCCCTGTGTGGGCCAGTCGAGTCGATTGGAGTTACCCAGATTGGTATAGTACGCGCCAAGCGCCTGCTGCAGCTGCTGCTGGGAGTAGTTGTAGCCGTTGAAGTTGAAGATGCCGCCCATGCCGTTGTTAGCGGCATTATTCAGCAGCAAGCTGTTGGTGATCCCCGTGCCGATGTTGCCGATGGAGTTGGCCACTCCGAGCGTGCCCTGCGCCTGGGCGTTGCCCTCATTGATGAGCGCGTTGGAAATCGGATTCTGCAGTTGGGCACCGATGTTACCGAACTGTGCGCCGGACAGCGCCCCCAGCTGGCTGCGCTGCAGCTGCTGCGTGAAGTTCTGGCCCTGAGCGCCAGCCAGGATTGCCGCGATCTGTCGGTTCTGGTCCTGGTAGTTCTGGAACTGCTGCTGGTAGGTCGTCGAGGCCAGGCCTTCGGCGTAGTTGGCAGCCGCCGTGAGCGCATTGGCCGACGTACCGTAGCCTTTGGCAGTTTGGCTATTCTGCACTCCTCGGAGGCCCTGCTCCAGCGTGAACTGGTAGCCGGGCGTCTGCCGCAGCTGTTCCATCGTTGGCGCAAAGGGCGCCGTCAGCGCATTCAGCCGCGTCGGATCAATGGGCGGCCCCATGGAGGCCAGATTGCTCAGCCCGCCATAGCCGCTGACAATGTACGGCAGCAGGTCATTGCGCGAAATGCCGAAGGCGCTCGTCGCGAAGTCGCGGGCCTGCCCGGCAGCATTGGCCTGGGAGTTGCTAGCATTCGCGGCGCCGATCGCGCCGGTGATACCCTGAAGCGCTTGGCCGCCGACCATGGAGGCCAGCAGCGGATTTTGCTGTATCCAGTTGCCAACGGAGCTAAACATGCTGGGCGAGGGATTGCCGCCGGGGGCGAACGGAATGAGCGAATTTGAAGCCGCAAGACCTTCGTTGAGACTGGCCTGCATCGCCGGTAGCGCATCGAGTCCTTCCAGCGCGCCACCGGCGGCAGCGTCAAGGCCGGCTCCCGCCGTAAGCCCTAGGCCGCCCGCAAGGGCTCCGCCCGCCGCCGCCTCGCCCGCCATGGCGGCCCCGGCCGCCGCCAGGCTCTCGCCCGCAAGTCCCCATCCGAACGGCATCAGGGCTTCTCCACGAGTATTTCGCCGTCATCCCCGACGACGTGCATGCAGTCTATGATCGTGCCCGCTTCAAGCACATCAAAGAAGTGCTCTTTGTGGGCCTCGATCTCTAGCACCGCGGGGGCCGAGAGAACTCCCAGGGACTGCCCCTCAACCCAGACTTCCACCCGGCCCCAGGTCACGCTGCTCAGATGCGTATAGCCGTGGCGCTCCTGCCGAGCCCGGCCGCGCTCATAGAAGAGGTTGCGCCGTAGCGCAAGCTTCGGACCCTCGCCCTTCTCCGTGAAGTGCCACGTCACCTTGGGCTCGATGAGCCGCAGCCGTTCGATGCTCATTCTACCCTCATGGCGACAATCAGGGAGATCCGTGCGGCATCCCCGTTGTTGACGACCGAATGCTCGACTTGGTTGTTGAACAGCCAGCATTCACCAGTTTTCATTATAACTTCATCACCACCTTCAGCGTAATTTATACACTGAGCATTCCCTTGCAGGACAACATAGACTTTCGCATTAAAATAAGAAGCATGCCAGCGCCCGCGATCGTGGTGAGGGTAGACCTGGGCGCCAGGAGGAATGCGGGTGATGAGGACCCCACCCAGCGACACGGCCTTTAGGCCGTGCATGAGCCACAGGCAAATCGGCCGAATGCTCGGCATCCGCTTAATGGCCGGATACCAGACTCCGATGTGCGGCCCCAGGTACGCAGCTTTGTTTGCCAAATGTTCTGGAGCAAGGAAGCGAACGAAAATGTCATCGATCTCGCGGTGCGGAGAGGCCTCTCCCTCAGTCCGGTCCTTATGCTGGTTCCAGAGGTCATCGCACTTGGCAAGCTCATCCAACGTCTCTCCAACCGGGAGCATGGAAAGCAGCCGAAAGTGCTTGAACTCAGCCATCCTGACTACGCTAGGCGGCGGGGCAGCGACATGCAAGGGAGCGTGGAGCAAAGCTGACATCCGTGGCCCCAGCTAAGTTATAACCATAACACTGACGCCGGCTTTATTCTTCAAACTGCGCAATATCATCCGACCAAATTGTGCAATTTGAAGTGAGGCCGTCCCATATCCCATCACCATACGGCCAAACTGATCAACATTAATAGCAGTATTGCCTGCAGTTGATCGCAATATCATTCTGCCAAATTGTGTCAGCTGCATATTGGCATCAGCCGCTCCAAGCACCATTCGCCCGAATTGATCTGCTTGAATATATGTTAGAACAGTTGAAAACCGAATTGGGCCGAAATCAGGCGGCCCAGCTCCAGGACTTCGCGGTGATTTTCTCCTCGGCATACTAGTTCAGCGACTCAAGCATATACTGATGCACAGTCAAGTTGGTCGGGTTGGTATTGACGGAGAAAGTTCCAAATACATCAATCACTGCCGCGGCAGTCAGATCGACGTTGCTGCCAACTGCCGGCGCTGTATTCGGCATCATGAGTGAAGCGTGAGTGTAGGTATTGTCTGCCACAGCTGTACTGGCAAAAGCTTGGCTAATACCAATAGACTGCCCCATGAAGTTACCAGCAGCGCCAATAGTCCGACTCGTCAACCACGCTTGCCAGAAGAACGGCACGTTGGTATGCGCCGTGGTGGATAGCTGCTGCGCGCCACCGTTGAAGATGACAGTCCCACCATAACGAATGTCCAGAGTAAGCGTCCCTGGCGTAGTAACTACGTTGGAGATGCGGCCGAACAGCGTAAACCGCAGCACCATACCGGGGTCGCTGATGAAGTTGGCCGGGAGTGTCAGCTTCGCCGCGGCGGGAATGATGGATGTAGCTACTGTCGTATTAGACAGCTGATTGCCATCTCCCTGTGCGGAGATAAGCATAGACATCCAGCTCTGACGCATTGCTTTAGCTCGCTATCTTGGGACCGCCGGTAGCGTTGTTAACGCCAGAGGAGGTCCAGGCTACACCTGTGTTCGGGTCGGTATCCCAGCCAGTAATACCGAATACGAAGGAGGTTCCAGGGTTAATTCCAGTAACATCTCCTCCGCTATCACTTCCGCCGGAGTTAATTCTGATATCGTATGTCCTAGTACCGGAGTCAGTTCTGGCCGCGATGGCGAATTGAGAGACGTCGTGAATAGTGCTTGGATTGCTGCTAAGCGCTGGAAAGTTATAGAGATCTTCGTTATTTACGGTTGCTGAATAAATATAGCTACGTGTGCCAAGAGCAGGAATTACTCCCACCTGGTTCCAGTTAGTCGTCACTCCTGTTTCTACAGCCCAAATCATCCAGCTAGCCTGGCCAGACGTCATTACTGGCGTTGTTGGGAAGCCGGAAGCGTAGGTATTCGCTGCCCTATACCCAAGCAAGCTGGAGTCAGACTCCGACAACGCTACGCTGGTATCGGTGATGTACCCGATCCAGTAAGTTGTTCCCGCGACGATTGCCTGGGATGCCGTGAGCGGTAATGCTAGCACCGTGCCGGAGGTACATCCGATAACTTCACTACCTGTTTGTAGCGGCGCTCCATTTGGCGCGCCTCCAGAGTCAGCATAGATACAGGGCTTGAATTTGGCCGTCGTCGATGTGGCACCTGGGAGTAAATTTATCTGCGTTACATTTCCAGCCACTGCAGCGGTAAATTTGCGGAGAGCAATTTGATTCGCGCCAGGAGCATTGGTTGCGGTTATGCCCTGATAGGCTGCACCTTGCCCAAAGACTGCCGCACCTAACGTCCACTGCGTTTGTGCATCAGACGTGCCGTAAACAGTCTCAATCAATGGGTTAGTTAGAAGCACGTCGTTATTAGGCGCGCTGGCAGTGGTGTTGTTGATGTAAATGTCGTCGATGACAAAGGCAAAGCCAGAGCCAGATACAGATTGGAGTGATAATCCAGTGAAACTATTGGTACCAGTATTGGCCGTGTTTGCTCCAGTTAAAGCTACACTTGTAGCAACGCCATCCAGATATATCGTCGCACTTCCCGTTGTAGTGTTGACTGTCCCTTTGATCTCCCAGTAATGCGTGGACCCATTCGTTACTGACTCAACTGTCGTTGCTAAGAGTGTCCCGTTAACGGCACCCCGACGGACCTCCATATTTCCTGTACTATTAATAACGAATGAGACTTGTGCAGCGCCGCCACTCTGCAACTGCACACCATGTCCGCGAAGAGAGCTTTTTAACCTAAATCCTAACGCAAACCCAGTTAGCGTCGCGCCAATTAGCGTTGTAAGTGTGCTTCCAGCTGCAGTACCGCCATCAATGTTGATCGCAGCAGAATTGCTATTCGCACTCGACAGACCAGCGACGACTGTTATCCCGGTACTGCCACTCGCCTGGAATGCCGTCGTCCAGCGTTGCTGCAGTAGCGTGTTGACCGCACTGGCATTTGTCATGCCAATGGGAAGCCAATCGAAACCTTCTCTGAAAGTGCGCCCGGTCATCTTATTTGGGCCGCTAGAGTAACATATGGATCAGAGTATGTCGCATCTGGCGATACCGGACCAGTTATCTTAATCACATCTCCTTTTGAGCTATCAACTGCAACATTGCCAACTGTGGCAAAGGTCGGAGTCACACTTCCGGCGCCAATTACGATAGTACCAATCGTGGAGAATGTATTTGGAGTCGCGGTTGGGGCTTTAGCGACTGTGAGTGTAGTACTTGCGGTTGCATTTGCACTGCCACCAGCCTCGGAGTTGAACTCGCCAATAGAACCGAAATCAGCTTGGAACGTGATGTCGGCCCCGAGCCTATGCATACCGACAATCTGGCTCGCCGTCATGGTCCCATTCGGGCAGCTAAACGCCAGCACGTATGGCTGCGGAACCCACGCAGGATTAGCGGCGGCCCCCTGCGTCTTCAGCCGATACTTGTCACTCCCCGGTGCCAGCGCAACCCATTCAGTAGCATTCCGATAGAGTATCGACCCCTGGACATTGCTGAATGCGTTGTCCAGCGCCACAGACGGGGTGACGTTAATCCAGTCTGTGCCATCGAACTGCAGCAGGTCATGCAGGGTCGGGCTCGTAAGCACCACATCGCCCAGCATGTCGAGGCTGTAGTCGCCATCCTGCGCCACGACCGCGCCGGTACGCCCGAAGACCGAGGTCACAGTCTCTGTGAACGTGATCTGGGCTACCCCGGACGGAGAGTTGTTGACGACGAACCCGGGGCTCGCAAAATTCAACGTATCCGTGATGAGGATGTCCACTCCGGCCTGCTGTACCTGCACGTCGGCCAGGAAAATACCGGGGGCCTCTCCAGTTCGCCGCCAGAGTACAAACAGCAGGTCCAGCCAATCCCGCGTAATGGTGCCATCCGGCGTGACGAAGCGGATAGCTGCATTGGGAAACTTGTCAACCGGGCCGCTCAAGTAAGCATCTCCCCCGGAGGCCACAGATAGGCGCCCTGCAGTGCAGTCCGGAAGTCTGCGGACCAGAATAACTCGAAAACCCGGTCCCGCGAGTAGCCCAGCTGCGTCCACTGAGGCTGCACAAGGTATTCACCGCCGGCGCCCAGACTCTGCGGAAGCGGGTCCGAGTAGCTCACCCCACGGTCATCGGAGTACCGTAGGTAGATCGTCGCACCCTCGCCGCCAGTGCCGCACTGCACATCGGCCTGGAAGTTGGAAAAGGCAACCCGTTTGCCCTCGGCTACGAGGTGCGGGAAGCCCCGCCGGCGTACCACAGGAGCCCCATTGGAGGTATAGGTATTGAGATCCAGCGCATAAAGGTTCCCGTTGGCGTAGTCCCCAACAAGGACTTTGCCATATACTGCCACGGCACAGTTGGGGCGGCTCCGTCCACTCAGTCCGTCGTTGTCAATCCAGTCCCGCTCGTGCCACAATTCAGTGTTGATGTCATAGACCCAGGTGGCGCCCCGACCAGAGTTGGCCGACGGAAAATTGAACACCACAAACGTATGTCCGTCCTGCTGGTAGCAGAACGCAATGCAATCGGAGATCTGCTCATAGCCCTGGATGAAATACTCCACTGCGAATGTGGAAATGGCCTGGGCCTGATAGTTGAGGGAACTGGCCATCAGCACTCGGCCCCGGCCCTCTTTGTCTTGCGACAGCCAGAATACCTTTTCTCCATGAGTGCAGATGGAATAAACCGCACAGGTCCCATGGTCGATGTAGGCGCCCGGATGCAGCTGGAACGGAAATGGATTATTCCCTGCGTTGAACCAGACCTCCGTTCTTTGCGCGCCAATGAGCCAGATGTCCCGGTGCGTCACAGCTACGCCGATGAGCAGGTCCGGAAATGCAGTCTTGTCGGCCTGATAGAGCCCGTTGAACGGGGTGATGGCGTTGGATGTGGTGCTATAGAAGGTTCGAGTCCCTGGAGCGCTCAGAAGCCCAAACGTGTCAACGTAGTCCACACGCGGAGACCCCAAGAAGTTGGGGTCCACTATCTCCGCGAAGGCATGCGTAGCAAGGTCCACCGTCCAGCCGCCAGTCGGCGTGCCATCCGTGCAGAGCAGCGTAGCTCCGTTGTCAACAAGCCCAACCGGCGTAAATAGATTGCTGATAGTTCCGAGGGCCGTGAGCGTAGCACTCGGGTCGATAAAATAGAGCGTCTTGCCCGCGACTCCGAAGCATTCCCCGTTTGTGGCTCTCCAGAGCCCCCGCCAGGGGCCACTCTCAGCCGTCGCTAAGAGTACCTCCCCTGGCGTGGGGTAGCAGGTTATGGGGCTTTCAGCGTCCTTGGGATTGGTCTCAGCATAAAGGTTAACGCAACGCTGTGCGTTAGCGATTACGCTTCGCGCTGTGTAAGCCCCGCCAAGAAGCGGGACGCGCAAGAGCTAGGCGCCCAGCAGACTCGACCAAACGCCCAGTGAGGTCGTGGTGAAGAGCCTGCGTTTTGCGTTGGCAACCGCTACAGCTGTATTGGCGCCGGCCTTGTCGATCTGGTCTCCGTTGTCCTGCGGATATACGTCCATCGAGCTGGCACCATCGTTGATGACGATGATGGTTTGACCGTCACCACCAGCTGCCGGTAGGATAGCAGAGTCCCCACCGCTGGCAACCGTGGTGAACCGCGCCCGGGGCGCCAGGATTGCGGTCGCCCCGTCCTGGCCGCCGCCGGCCAGTGCCGTGAGGCCATCCTGCACGGAGTGGTTCTTGTCGTCGGCCTGGGAGTCGGCGAACTGCTTCGAGTTGCCGTACTGGAGGCCGTCCGGGTACTCGTCCATCAGGCGCTGGAAGGTGGCAGTCATCTTGGGTCGCTCCTATCGCTGCTGGTCTGCATAGATGTTGTAGATGCCACGCTTCTTCACCAGGCCCGGGGGCATCACCAGCCGGGCCGGAGAGACATTCGAGGTGCGAATGGTATCAAGGGTCATGCGAGCGAGCTGCTCAACCTTCGGCTTCGGCGGCACCGGATACGTTGCCAGCAATCTCGACGCCAGATTATAGCGTAGTGCCCCCTCGTATTCCTCCGGGAGCACAATGCTCTGGTTGAGCGAGGTGAACCTCGCCAGCACCATTTCGACGACAATGTGGAGTTGGTAGATGCCGCTCTGCGGCACCGGCCAGAAATAGAGCGTTCCGAGAGGCCAGCCCATGTCGTAGAATACGACATAAGGGTAAGGCCCCATATTCTTCAGTATGATCCGGGAGTAGTCCTCCCGGGACGTGAGAATATCCAGCGGCTGATCGGGCTGCTGCGGAGGATTGGACGGCAAATTGGTCTGCCGGACGTAGGCGAACCGCAGGCGGTTGGGCCGCTGGGTGACGTTGAAGTCGCCAGCGGGACCAATGGAGTACGTCTGCGCGCCGGTAGAGTTCAGCGACAAGTCCACCAGCTGGTAGAGCATCCACCGCTGTCGCGCCCAATCCGAGATCATCTGATTGAGCGTGGTGAAAGCGTCGGAGGTGTCGCTGGGGTCCGCGGACTGTCCTTTGCCGAGAACCCCAGCGTCCTTGAGCGCTAGGCGTATGAGCCCGCGAGGAGTCACCTTCGGTGACTACTTCTTCTCGGGGGCGAGCGCCGTCGGGGCCGGCTTGCCCTCGGGGGCCTTGGTCTCGGCCGGCGGAGTCGTCTTGGCTGCCCCCTCGGCCGCGATCTTGGCCCGAAGCTCGGCCTCGATCTCATCGCGCAGGGCGGCCTTGGCCCGCTCACGCTCATTCGCGTCCGCGCTACCCTGGGCCGTCGCCCGAATAGCCAGCTTCTTCTGGACCTCCGCGAAGTCCTCGGGGAACTTGTCGAGGTGCTCGTCAGGAGTCCGTACCCGCACGCTGGGCAGTCCATCCCGATGCACCATGCGGGGGTAGGACTTATACTCGTAGCGCGGGAAGTCCATTCCCGCGTAGTTCGGGTGGACGTGTCTCGGGGCCGGCATCAGGATTTTCCTTTCTTCACTCGGTTGGGCTTACCTCGAAGAGCACCCTTCTTCATGCCCTCCGTCATCTTGCGTCCTACAGACTGAGGGACTCCCGCCACTCCTCCTGGCGTGTGTGCCGCAGCCTGCATCAGCCGGTTTTGGGCTTTGGATTTGATCTTATTCGGCATGGGGGCTTCTCCGAAGGTCGCCCTCGCGTAGCCCTGGAGTACAACGTACCACCAGAGCCACGCGAAAGCGTAGTCCACCGCCCTAGATCATGTCCGGAACGATGCAGACCCACTCCGGCCGGATGAACAAGAAGCCGAACAGGATGTCCAGCCTCGTGATCATCTGATCTGTCTTGATATCGTAGGCAGTGACCATGCGCATAGAGATCCCGTCCATGCGCTCCCGGGCGGCCTCATGCACGCCGCGCGGGATCTCCAGGTCGGCAGTCGCCATGGTGATGGCTTCAGGCGCATAGGCAAAGTTCTTCCTATACGTCCCGCTGGCGACCTGGCCGGTGGCGAAGCTGATCACCGCATCATCTGCCGGGCTCACGTCCACGGTCTGGTACTGCACCTGGCTGCCATCGCTGGCCGCCGGGATGATGGCCGGGTAGATGTCGATCGAGGTCCCACCGTTGGCCACATCGCTCGTCACGACGAACTGCCGCAGCTGGCCGGTGGAGACCTTCGTCACCCGGTTGACCGCGTTCACGCCGTCGATCTCGATGATGTCGCCGGCCAGCAGCGTGCCGGTGATGGCGTTGACCGTGAGCGTGGTGCCGGTCTGGTCCGCGCCATCGACAGTGCCAGCCGAGAAGGTGCCGCAGGTGTGCTTGAGCACCGTCTGGTCCATGTACCAGTCGAAGCCCAGGGCCTGCTGCATGCGGGCCTCGGAGTACTGCCGGCCGATCTTGTTGCCGGGGTTGAAGAGGCCGCTGAGCGAGGCGATGGTACGGGCCTCCGTCCACGGGTCGTTGATGATCTTCCGGTTGCCCATGGGCGTCGAGTTGACGTTGAGCAGCGCCCCGGCGCCGAGCCAGGTCGTCGAGGTCGGGCTGATGGGACTCCCGTCGTTCGCCACGTTGGCGTTGATGTTGCAGGCGCCAGTTTCAATCCCCGCCATGATCGTAGCGGCGACGCTGCCGGTCAGGTTGTTGATGGCCGGGGCCAGGATGCGCCGGGAGTAGTCGTCCAGCGACATGGCGCGATCGACGCTGCTGAAGCTCACATCCACGCCCTGCTGGGTGCTCACCGTCAGCGTGGTGCTCGTTTCGCTGGTGTCCTGGATCTGCGCGGCGGCGCCGGTGCGGACCGTGTAGTCGTTCGGCAGCCGGATGCGGAGGGTCTGACCGATCTTCGCGCCTTCCTGGGCGAACTGGTCGTCATATTCCTTGTTGATGTTCTGGATGAAGTCGTTGGAGTTCATGAACAGGCGCACAGCCTCGCGCGTGATCATGTTGATCGTCAGAAGGGTGTTGGCCATAGGAGCGGCTCCGGAGTTGGCGTTGGCAGTTGCAGGAGCCGACAGCAAGATCTGTAGCAATGCCGTCGGGGCTGCCGGTGCCAGGGCCGGCCGGAAGTCGCAGGCAACGCAGGGAGTTTAACGAGGTCCCAGACCTCGTAAGCGTCGAATGCTAGTGAACCGACATCCCCAGCTCTTGGCGGCGGATACGGTTGAACTCTTCCATCGAGTCGGCTTCCTCGGCACGCTTCTTCACAGCGCCGTTGCCGTTGACGGGAGTGACAGGAGGCGGCGCATTGCTCACGGGCGGCACCTTCGGCGCGGCCGGCGGAGCCACTTTGGCGCTGAGCTTTGCCACCCGCATGGCCATCTTGACCGGATCGGAGATGGCGAGCACCTCTGCAGCCTCATCGAGGTTCTTGCCGAGGTAGTGGATCACGTCGGCCGGATTCTCGGTCTCCAGGGCCGCCAGCACAAGCGGCTCATTGAGCCCACCGAGCGCATTGAAGCTGGCCATAATTGCAGGCCACTCTTCTTTGAACTTGGTCTTGCCGACCTCGGCGACCTCATTGCAGCGCCGATTGAACTCGTTGATGCGAGCAAGCTGCGCGGCTTGCAGGGCCGCTCGACGGTTGACCTCTTCCTCCGTCAGCGTGCCGTTGGCAGGGGTGGCGGCAGGCGTGCCGCCAGCAGGCTCTGCACCTGCACCCCCGTTGGCGGCAGCCCGCACCCGCTGGAGTTCCTGCTCCGCGGCTTCCCGGGCGCGGCGCTCGTCCTCCCGCTGCCGCGTGAGCGCGTCAATGCGAGTCTGCCACCATGCAGGGCGACTCGGAGCCGCAGGTGGGGCTGCTGCCGAAGGCTCAGCGGCCGGAGGAGTGCCGGGTGCAGGCTCCCCTCCGGACGCCGGCGCGGGAGGAGCACCTTCGGTGCCGGCGGCTGGAGAGCCGGCCGCCGGAGCGGGCTGCGAGGGAGTCCCGGCAGGAGCCGCAGAAGCAGCACCTGACCCCGTTCCCTCGCCTTCCCGAAGCACTCGTTCCCACAGCGGGAGTTGCGAAAGCTGTCCTCTCATTGCACCCTCAGCACCCGGTTGCGTCGTATGCCATGGTCTAGGATTAGAGCCTCGCGGATTTCCGCCTTCAAGCGTTCGTCTATGGGCCGCTTGAGCATCTCCGCAAGGGTGGCCCGAGCCTTCGGCAACAGCAGTGGCCATCGGGAGTTCACAAACGCGGCCCGATCTTTGTTGGCGGCGTACCACTTATTATTCGTCGCAAGAGCCTCGTAGAGCGCCTGGGCGAACTCGATGGCGGTCTTGCGGACCAGGGCATGGCAGAGCTGGGGCATGGGACTATCTCCATTGCTCCGGCGGCAGCACAATCTGCTCACCCACCGGGGGCTGGACGTTCTTCAGCGGGTAGGCCAGCCGGCGCCCCTCAGCGCCAGCCTTCATGCGGTCCTGCGTAAGGCGGGCCTCGACTTCGCCGGCGGTGTCGTTGTATTTCTTGTATGCTCCGGTAAAGGCATCTTGAAGCTCTTGCGTACGCTTGGCATACGCCAAATATGTACCCACCATAGGAACGCTTTTGAAGTCCTCTAAGAGTGCTTTCTGCTTCTCAGCCGGCAACTTCGCCAACTTTCCAGTACCCTCTGTTGCAAGCTCCATTAAATCTACTAGATTATCAGTGTATTTATTCCGATGCGCAAACTCGCCATACTCAGAACTTCCAACGATTCTCCGCCGCAGGAGTTCCTCATTTTGAACCGAATGCTCGAAATCTCTGTGCCAGTTCGGCGGGAAGAACTGTTTGGGATTAGATCCTGGAGCGAAGCCCTCTTTGTGCTGCACCGCATGCTGAAGTTCATGCAGGAGAGCGCTCTTAGTCATCTCGGGGTCTTTGAGAGCCCCCTCGTACAGCGTGATTTCGCGAGTTTTCGGATTGAATGCTGCGATGTTATCTTTACTGCTGCCGTACTTGACTTTCATTCCCGCCAGTTCTGGATATGCCTTCCACAGGTCCGGATGGTCCAGTACATGCTCCGCGGTGGTGGGGAACTTCTTGAGTCTTGCAATCAGCAGGTCTGGTGAGTGCCGCAGACTCGCAGCGCTGTCGTCGATCTCGAACCGCGGCAGCCTATCAGCGAATTGGTCCGTCCAGCCAGTTTTCTGCCAGATTTCCTCCGGGCTCTTCACGAGCCCCAGCCGTTTCCTGGCGTTCTCGACGAGAGCCGCTGCGAGGCCCGCCGGGGGCACCCAGCCAGCGCCGGCCATCTTTCTGGCCTGCTCCAGCGCCTTGAGATCAGCGGTATTGGCCAACTGACCGCCGAAAATGCCGACGGTGTTTGGTAGCTTCGGCACCCCCATTCCAGCAGTGGTAGTACTCAGCAACGCATTGGGCGTCACCACGTCGGTCGGAGCGACAGTGCCCTCCCGCAGATACGCCCCGGCTCGACTCGGCCCCTCCAGCATATCCAGCAGGCCGGAGGCCATGTCTCGCACGCTGAGCGGCACTGTCGGTCGGAACGATGTGGGCTCTCCCGGCTTCATCTTGTATGGCAGCACCGCACCATAGTCATAGCCAGGTTCTGGCCTCAGTGCGGCCCGCGCGGCGCCCAACGGTCCCGCGTCCTGTGCAGCTTGTGCTCCACGCAGCAGTTGATTCCGCTCCAGCGGAACATACTCGCCGGTAGGTCCGACGCTATAGGCTTGCCCGGTTTCATCATAGACGATGGGCATCACTTATCGTCCTTGGGCTCTTCCTGGCTCTGGATATGCGTCTCAATCGCGTCATTAATGGCCTGCATCAGCAGGATCTTGAGCTTGTCTCCCTCACCGACTGCCTTGCTGAGCACGTCAATTCTGCCAGTCTCAGCAATATACCTATCAATGACGTGCTTGTCGTCTTTGCCCTTGAGTTGGATCTTAAGCTGGCCGACCTGGTCCAATAGGTCTCCAATGCTGGCCTTGAGCGTCTGGTTCTCGCCCAGGAGCTGCTGCTCCGCCGGCGTTGGGCCGACTCCAAGCGCCGCAGGCGGCACCATGCGCTTCATGCGGGCCGCAGCCTCATCGCTCAGTGGGAAGTCGCCCATCTGCATCATGAGGTCGCCAATCAGCGGGACAAGCTCTTTGCTCTGCGTCAGCATCAGCACCAACGCATCGAAGGCCCGCTCACGCCGAGTAGCGTATCCAGGTCCCACGTCCGCCTCGACCCAGAAACGGCCCACATTCGGATTGAAGAACTGCTTGGCCCCCAGCTGCATCTTCTTGTACTCGACCGCTGCGGCCTGTTGCTGCTGCGGGTCGATCTCGACCTCCATGGTCGAGCCGTCCACGGCCATAATTTGGAGCACCCGGCCGGGGCGATCGTAGATGTGGGGCGCGAGGTCCAGGATGATCTTGCCAGTCCCACGGATGCCAATCGCGAGTTGATCAATGTAGTGGTACGTCGCATTGTCCCCCTGCCGTTGCCGGTACTGGATGGCCACCCCGGTCCGCTCGTTGCCCTTCTCCCCCATATTCGACTCATACTGGCCGCTCACCATCATCATCTCATTCATGGCGACCTGCATGCCGGTGATAAAGGCTTGCGCAGGTGTGGGCGGCTGGGGCCGTTCCGGCTTCGGCAGTTGGATCTCCGGGTTGTCCTTGTGGAAAGCCCGGTAGGGCAGGAATGCGAAATTGTGCTTGTTGGCGTTGTTCCAGATGTCCTCGAAGCCGTCGATCGCCTCGACGGGCGCGGTCCACGGAATTTTGTCCTGCAGCGCCGCAAACTCCACGGCCGCACTGCTCATCCAGTTATACATCCGCTGGGCGTCGAGCAGTGCCCGGGTGTGCCCATGGCAATCATAGATGCCATTTATGGTGGACTCTTCTCCGATGATCTGCATCAGCGGGATATAGCGCCCCGGGTAGTCCAGGCGCTTATCAATAATCGTGCTACCGACGATCAGGTACCATTCCACCTGCCGGCGCTTGGTCGGCCGGCGCCGGATGGTCTTGTCCGCTTTGAAGAGTGCCTCCAGCTCCGGCCCCATCTTGCTGCCCAGCATGGGGCCTTGGGCAGTGAGATACAGCGTATCTTCCTTCTCCACGACCCGCCAGTACTCGGCTTTCCTCACATGGTCCCGGGTGATCCAGTCGGTCTCGCCGAGCGCCGTCTGCCCGGCGTGGTCCCGCGCAGCCTCGGGATAGTCCCGCTCAAAGATGTCCTTCGCAATCTGCGTAAAAACGAATGCGTAGTTCCTGTCCAGCTTATCTGGCTCCTGGGCGTCCGGATCTCCCAGCACGCTCAGCGGGTCATTTATAGCGCGAATATAAATCTCTTGGTCGAAGGTCTCCTCATCCGCGTAGTCCGTATCCACCCGCCACCAGCCCCAGCCGGCGCGGACCTGGAAGCCGGTCGCAATATCATACGCGGCTTGGGCATTGGACTGGTACTCGATATGGCGCGCGACTCCCATCCAGATCTGCGCTGCGTCGTAGGTGCCGCCGCCACCAGTTCCCTTGTACACAATGCTCGGCTTGTTCTGCTTCGCATCGTTGATGATTTTCAGATTATGTTGCCTGGCCTTGTTGATCGTCAGGGTGGGCCGGTCGTCTTGGTCCCGGCTCGTCAGCTCATCGCCTGGCCACTGGTAGCGGTTGTAGGAGTCCGCCGCGTCGAACTTGAGGTCCTGGATAAATCTGTCTCTCGCCGTCCCGTAGCGCTCCAAGCAGTACTTGAACCTGTCGATGGCCTCGCGGACAATCGGATCGACCACGCTGCCGGCGTTCCCGCCGTCCCGGCTTGCTTCGCTCATCCGCGCAACCATCCATGTTGGCTAGGCATGCCGGCAGCGGCAGGCCGGATACGTTGGAACGGCTTGACGTTCCGCATTCGGTCCACGAAGCTGGGCGCAGCGTCCTCACGGGGGCTCGATGCGGCCACACCCCGGTAGCGGAAGCTATCCGCCCCATGACTGCTCCAGTCATGCACCGGCAACTTTGACAGCCTTCCGTTGATTTCTTCCACCTTGTAGTGGTAGTGCTTCAGGGCTTCAATAAGTTTTGCACATTTCTTCTCATCTATCCACGTAGTTCTCCACAGCGTCCGCGCTGCGTTGATGCCGTCGAAGAGCGCCAACGAGGGCGTAATGCGGACGGACTTCAGTTTGTCGCGCGCCTGTGCCTCTACGCTACGCTTCGCAACTAATGTTTTCGCCCTGGCATCGTGAGGTAGGAAATGGGAACCGTATATGTAAGGCCTGGTCTGGATGTAATGCAGGTAATGGTCAAGGTCCTTCTGTCGGTTCTCGTAGTAGTCGATGATGCGATCCTCAAAGCCAACACGCTGGCCGAAAATTATCGACGTGGCATCCGACCGGCCAAGGTCCCACCAAGTATCGACTGGAACGAGTGGTTCATATGGGACATGGCAGATTCTACCCTCACCCAGCGCGGCCCGGATTTCCTCCGCATAGACCGCACCCTCCAGCAGCACCCGGCAGTGGCCTTCCCAGATATTCAAATAGCTATCTGGGTCGCGGGCCTTCATGTCGAGCCGAGCGGCGTTCATCTCCTCGCTGAACCAGGGGTTGTCCCGCCAGCTGGTCTTGACGACAATGGCGTCCGCGGGAGGATTCTTGACGAAGAACTCGTAGGTATAGTCCGTCTCCAGGTCCGGGTTGAATGTCACCCAGATCTCGCTCCCCGGGCGCCGGATGGTCGGAATGAGGATGTCCCAGGAGGTCTTGGTGACGAGGTTGGCCTCCTCCACCCAGGCGATGTCCACGCCCTCATAGGACTTAATCTTCTGCGTGTTGTGCTTGATGCCCTCGAAGAAGAACTCACTGCCGGTCGCGGGGCACCGAATGGAGGCCTTTTCGATGATGAAATGGTCGGTGAGACCGAGGAGGCCGATCTGGTCCTCCAGCAGCTTATGGACCGATTCCGCGATGCTGCTTTGGAACTCTCGGGCGCACAGGACTCGGATTTGCTTCTGAGTCGCGAGGATCTCCAATGCCCTTGCACAGCCCCAGCTACGTCCCGCGCCCCTTCCACCGTACAGCACCTTATACCTCGCCGGCCGGAACAAGCACTCAAGCTTGCTGGGGAACTCGGCGGCGGTTTGGAGTCCGGTGTCCATGTTTCGGTGCGAAAGATGGCCTTCAGTTTCGTACTTCAGCGACCAGCAACATCACAAACTCGATGGCGACGAACAAGAGCGCCGCTCCGACTCCCCGCTCATTGGCATTCCGGTGCCACTTGTAGCGCTCCCGAAGGCTCCACTTGAGCGTCGGATCACTGCGGTACTCCGGCTCGCTCATATGGGTGTCCGGAGCGCATCGACTTCCCGACGGAGCGCCTCTATCTCCAGCTTGCTCGTAGCGAGGTCCTGCATACACTGCCCATGGTTGCCCTCCACGTTGGAGAGTCGAACACGGACCTCCAGAAGCTCCTTCTTAACGATGTCGTAGAGCACCCGCCAATGTCCAGAGATCTCTTCCTGATGCCGCCAGCGCGCATAGGCGCGGGAGCCAAGATTGACCCCCATCCAGCCCAACAGAATGAGGCCGATGCCCCACTCGGGCCAGCCCCATTGCTGCAAGCGTTCTACGACGGCATCCATGGGAGGTTTGCTCTGCTGCTGGCCAGGGGGAGGGTCATGGCGCTAGCTCAGGGTGATGCCGTAGTAGGTAGCGATGTTCTGGCGGATGGCGGTGCGGTCCCCGTCGGACAGCAGCGTGTTGTAAACGATCAGTTCCACGACAGACTGGTTATCTCCAGGCGTCGCGTTGCTCATAAGGATCTGACCTGGCGCCGAGAACGGCCCTACCGCACCTCCGGTATCGAAACTGCCCTGCTGCGTCAGATCGACGCCGTTTCGCTTGTAGTTGGCTGAGCCGAATTCCCATGCCGCATCGAACAGAGCAAATACGTCATCAGGGAGCATGTTACTGTAGTCGCCGCCCGCTTCGTTGGTGCCGTCGTACATGTCGATATAGGCGTTCTGCGCTCCGTCCGAATCCACGTAGGCGGTGCCGTCGGTGGCGAAGAATTCACAGCCGTATTCTGAAACGATGAAGAACGTCACCTGCCCGTTCGGGAAGCTGATGGCGCTGCCAGTAACCAAGGCGGTGCTTACTGCCGCCGCTACGAGAGCCGGAAAGGTGTTGAGCGCTGCCGCCAACCACTGCGGCTGATCGCTGGCTGTGGCCTGGGTGGCATGGTTGGAGCTACCGCTTTGGTCGCGCCACGATGTGACAAACCCGTTGCCGCCGCCAATGAATGCGCTGATTGCGGCGGCATCCACCGCCCCCGTCACAGCATCACTGCTGAAGCTCTGCGTCGCATCGTCGCTATCGCGGCGGATCGTGTAGACCGGCTGCCCCAGCATCGCCGCCGAGAGCGCCCGCTGTCCGTATGCGACGACAGCTTGGGTTGCGGTCAGGTCCAGCGGTCCGGTGTATCCCGGCGGCGGGGAGGAGCCCCCGCCTTTGCCGCCAGCGCCAACAGTGGCCAGTTGTCCACTCGCCAGCCCTGGCAGCATCGCCACCGCACCAGCAGCCAAGAGCCTCCGTCTCGGGAGCCACATGGCTAGAACTGATTGTAGAACACCAGGGCCTGCATCGCCACGCCACCACTAGCGTTGATGCAGAGATCCTTCGCGGCCGGCGCCAGTATGCCACGCCACAGGGGCGAGCTATCCACAATGCCAGTCTGGGCAGTGAACTGATACGCCGGCGTTAGCCCTGCTGTGCCGGTTCCGCAGTTAGTTCCAGTACCATAGACTAACTTCACGTTCACTGTGCCGCCCGAGAACATATGGAAGCCGCACACATAGATCGACTTCCCGGTTGCCCCGGTTATGAGCTTGGTGCTGCCGCTCGTACTTGCATCGTAGACTACGCTCCGGTTGCAGCCCGGAAGCGTCTGGTAGCTAGGCTGAACACCTCCACTACCGCCGGCAGTTGTGGGCGTTTGCACTACCACCGGCTGCTGTGCCAGGGCAGCGCTGAGCGCCATGCTCCCAAGCACAATCCCGATAGCCGCTGACAGTCCCTTCAGGAAATTCTTCATGCTAGCCTCCGTAATGCGCTCAGATGAGAGGGCGGCGAGCCGCCCTCTCCGCAAAGCGTACTCAGTGCAGCGCGAGAACGCTGGTGCCGAGGCAGCTCGACGTGGTGTCGCAGACGAATGTCAGCAGATCCTTGTAGCCGCTGGTGGTCGTCAGCGTCGGGGCGGTGCCCGAGGCCCACTTGTAGATGCCCTGGTAGTCCATGGTTCGGGTGCTGCCGGTTGCAGTCACGACGATCCGGAACACCTTGCCGGCCTTCAGGTTCGACGGCGTATCCAGCGTATTCCCGCCGGAGGCGCTCATCGTCAGCGTGTAGAGGTTGCTGAGACTCGCGTCCACCGCGATGGTGCCACTGGTGCCGAGCGCGACCGGGGCGGCCTGGTTGTTCGCCAGCTGAGCCGGCGTCAGATACACTGTCTGCGGCTGGCGGCCCCCGGAGTACAGCGTATCTGCCGGAACCCGGAACGAGTCCATGCCGCTGTAGTCCGTCGTGGCCGGCAGGCCCGGGAAGAAGCCAGCCGCCCAAGCGACGCTGGCCGCCATCAACAAGCCGACGGTTGCCCCCGCCAGCATGGAACGCATGCTCTTCATGGTCTTTGCTCCTTTCCGCCTGCTTTAGCCGCCGCCGGCGGCGGGAGAAACCGGCGGAGTAGTTGGATGCTACGCACTGCGGCAGCGTCATCGCCGGCAAGTGCCTCGCAATTCGCTTGCAACAGCAGCACTGCGCCATGGCCGGGGTCAGTCCGACGGACTTCCCGAGCATCAGCAATGCACTCGTTCAGGTGGCCAAACAGATTGTAGGGAAAGCTGTACAGGTCCGCGGGCAGTTGGCGCCAGCGGGGCTCCAGAGGCCATAGGCCGGCGATCTTCCATGCCAGTTGGCGGTCCCGCTCAAAGTCGTGCGGCGCCTCATGGCGCAGGACCTCCCGCTGGATGGTGCCGAGCTGTGCGGCTCCGACCTCAGCGGCCATAGAAAGCGCCCCGTAGGTCGTTCCGACCGCCAAGAGCGTACCCCAGGCACAGTCCGAAAGCCAGGACCGTCGCCGGCTGGTGCAGAGCGAGCCCGGAGAGTCCGCAGACCGCGGCGGCCAGGAGCGGGAGAGCCGTGCGCTCATCGCTATTCCGCGCCCTCGCTACGGTCCAGAGGATTGCCACGAGGCCGGGGAGGCCCAACTCGTAGGTCCATTCCAGCAGGCTGTTGTGAATGTGGAGCGGGCGGGAGCCCACTGCGTCCGTCAGGGTGTTGTACAGCGGATATTGGGAGTATGTCGCCCCGATTCCGGCCCCGAAGAAGCCCAAATTGGCTGCTGTGTCCCGCCACATCGCCAGCCGCTGGGCCACGCTCGGCCCCAGAAGGCCCTGCGTCCACAGCAGAACGCCCACATTCAGGGCTCCCAGCCCCAACGTGGCGGCCATCCATCGACTTCTCGGCCACAGCCATAGCACAAGTGATGCAAAGGAGCCGATCATCGCTCCGCGGCACAAAGACAACGCCAACACGGCCGCAGCCGCGAGCGCAAGGAGCCAATGCCGGTACAGGAGCAGTCCGACCAGCGTCACGGCGGCTATCTCCCCCGCCATGTTCCGGTTGAGGAATAGGCCGCCCGGGGGCGCTGTCTGCAGGAGGCCCTCCCAGCCCAGGTCTTGCGCCGCCATGGCCGCCGCGTTGGCCACGAGTCCCGCTCCGAATGCAAGCCATACCGGCTGCAAAGAAGGCAGCGCTGAGCCCAAAAGCGCAGAAAGCCCAATCAATGTCAGCATCCAGGACTGCAGAAGGCCATCTCTCCAGTCCGGCGTCCAGGCCAACGATAGCAACGCCCATGCCAGCAAGGCTGCCAGCGGCCACAAGCCACGCCAGGGCGGCCGCAGGTACGCCAGCAGCGTCGGAAGCACGACGCTCAGCAGCGCCAGCCGCGGCACCTCCGACGGGCTCATCAGCCCGGGCACATACAGCACCGTGGTCAGGAACGCGAGGCAGCAGACCGCCCATTGGAGGCTACCGAGGCTTCCGTTCAAGGACCATCCCCATGGCCGGAGCGATTCCCTCGGACTCAGTTGTATCCCGGCCACTGCCGCCGGGGAGGCCCGGGTGCTTCCGGTGGAACGTGGTCGAGTGGTGGAAGTTCTCTCCGTCGCTGCGGGACTCGTGGCGCAGGAAGCCGTTGGAGATTGGCTCGATGCGGACGCTATGCGAGCCGCCCATGGGCAGTGCGGCGCGAGACTGTGGGACTTTGGGCTTGGCCATGGGAGGAGAGTCTCCTATTTCTTCTGCGGTGGCGCCGGCGGCTGCGGGGGCTTCGTCCCGTCGAGCTTACCCCTGATTACTCCCAACGAGTTCGGCAGGAGCATGCTCTTGAAGGTCTCCCAGGGGGAGCGGGAGTTGGAGTAGTGGTCCCCCGCCTCTTTGAGTGTCCCGTCATCCGGCATGGGCGTTCCGTCTGCCGTGCGGCGAAGCCGCTAGCCCGCGATGCCCTTGCGGTGCTGGATGTGCATGTCCTTGTAGTGGCCCATGCCTTCCTTCAGCGTTTTGGTGGTGTTCCGGCCGGCCTCGGCCAGCCCTGCGCGGTTGCTGCCGGGCTTCTTGAACGCATCGCGGGCGCTGGACTTGGCGAATGGCCCAGCAGCGCGAGCCTCCGGCAAATTCTTGGGCGCTTTGGGCAGGTGTCCGGGGCGGGCCATGGAGGTCTCCAGTGGATGAGGGAGTTGTACCCTGCTAGCCTACGGCGGCCGTCGCCGGGGTTGCAACGGCCTGCAACGCAGCTTCCGCCTTGGGTGGCCCCAGCCCTTCGGGCAGCCTGAGTCGCCAGCCTGAGCCCCAGATAGTTTCCAGCCGGACTCCCGGTGGAAGCGCCCTGCGGAGCTTACAGATCTGTACGTCTATGGTTTTGTCGGTTTCCGGCCAGTCGGCCTCATGCAGTGGGGCATAGATCTCGTTGAAGAGTTTAGCCCGACTAACAACTTGGCCAATGTTAGCGTGGAAAACCGCGAAAATCTCCGTCATCCGGCCGGTAAGCCGGGCCTTCTTGCCAGCGAATGCCACAGTCCGGAATGGAGCATTGAAGAATATGCTCGACGTATCCGGCATGGGCTGTTGACAGCAGGGACACAACATTAGAGTGGTCCTTTGCCAAGCCAATGCACGGCGGGAATGCCGCCGTCGTCATAGGCGAGGGCCTCAGCGAGGCTTGTGCATAGCTTGAGTCCGGCCTCCCGAATGTGCGTGGCGTGGCGGACCACAATCACGCCTCGGACTGGCATGCGATAGCAGCGCTGGAGGACCGGAATATACAACTCCTGGAGCTGCTCCAAGGCCTCATGGACGTTGGTGAGCTTGGCTTCCAGCACCACGAGACCCTCGCCGTGGCGGGCCACAAGGTCCGGCTGGCAGAGCCCACGACCGTTGGCATCGCGGAACTCATACCACGGGCCATGGAGGGCGTTGGGGAGTTGCCGCTCCAGCGCCCGCTGGTAGGCCAGCCCACGAGCACGGATGCCCCGGCCGCGAGGGCGCCCGAATGGTGCGCTGGCCGGAGCAGCGAAAGTCAGTCCGACGATCCTACGCGACACGGTAGTCGCTCGGTAGGCGGACCCGCAGATGCGGAGTATATTGCTCCGGCCACCAGGAGGCGTCGAGTCCACGTAGGATTTCGTTGGTCTGGCAGAACAGCTTGATTGCCTCGCGGGTAATGGCGTCAATCGTCAGCAGATGGTTCGGGATGCGCGTGTAGCCGGCGAGGGTGAACTCCGCCGGGGGCGCTTTTACTGGCATCAAACTCTCAACTCGCACGATGGCGGGGGCACAGAGCAGCGCCGGGATGACCCTCAGAAGGCCTCGCCGAGAGGGAACGGAGAGCGTGGAACGATTACGCATTTACTGCGACTCCCGTGCCGGAGTCACGTCTATGATCTCGCCCACCGGCTGGGCAGTGACGAATTTCACAGTTACCGTAGGTCCCGCCTTGGGCGCATTCGGGCCAGTGTCTTTGACAAGGCCGCTGCGGTCGAGCGCGGATTGCAGGATCTCCCGCACGTCCTTGGTGCTGACCTTCTCCGGAGCGTCCTCCAGACGTTGCAGTAGCTCGTTGGCCGCCTGGATGCCGAGCATGGCGAGCCGCTGGTGGACGGAGAGATAGACCTCCTTCTTGTTGGACTGGTAGTGGGCAATCAACTCTTGGAAGGTCGGATCGCCGCGAAGCACGCTGATATACGCGGCGTCGTAGCCAGTGATAGCGCCCGCCTCGACATTGGAGGTTCCGTCAGCGAGCAACATTGCCAGGGCATGGTGGCGAGTTTTGACCGCTCGCATTACTTGCCCCGCGCCCTCTGCCGGGGGCGCGCCGAGCTTCTGCATGTCCGGCTCGCCGAGCTTCCGGATGAACGTCAGGCTGGCGCTGTCTGCCGCAGGCCGCCGCTTGCCCCGGCCGGGGGCAATGAGCGCGTTGGCTAGTGCTGCGTCGAGATCGTCCATAGCCGACGTTAACACGGCGGGGCCGGCATCCGGCCGAGTTTTGTCAAGCCGGAAAGCCCGCTTTGCGGTTTGATGGGCGTAGCTGATTACGCTATTACTGCTGCTAAATGGCAGCAATCCTGACCGATCGGGCGTCCCGGATGGGTATATAGGGAGTCGCCTGGGAGGTCGCCGTTCCGGGCCGGATGCCGGTTCCCTTGCGAGCCGTGGCTGCCTGACACGACCACCCGCCATCCGGTACCTACCCAGCGGAATGCCTAGTCAACGCATTTACTTCCCGGTATCTTTTTCTACCAATCCTGCCGCCGCCCG